GTGGAGAAAGCATAGAGGCATTTGCAGGAAACAGACCCAGCCCCACTTTTGTGGGTTTCATTGAGCACCTGATACGGGAGACTGCTGTAGGGCTTGGATTGCCCATGGAGTTTGTGTGGGACACAAGCAAAGGAACTGGTGCAAGTTCAAGGTTTGTCCTGGAAAAAGCACAACGCAGATTTGAAGAGAGACAGGCACTCATCGCCAACAAGCTGTGCAACAGAATCTACACCTGGGTGATTGCTCGAGGAATCAAGCGTGGAGACTTGCCAAGCAGTGACAACTGGTGGAAAGCCAGGTGGATGGGTCCAAAGAAAATAACCGTGGACCTGGGCAGAGAGAGCAAGGCAAACCATGACTCACTAAAGCTGGGCTTGAGGACCATGGCTCAGGATGTGGGTGAGCTTGGATATGACTGGCAGGAGGTCAGAACACAGGTAGAGACAGAGGCAGTAGACCTGCTGGAACGAGCACAGAAACTCTCTGAGCAGTATGACATCAGCATGCAGACTGCCATGCACCTCCTGAGCCAACGAACACCCAACCCGATTTTTGATGAAAGCACAACTCAACCATAAATTGCTCCATGAGCCATGGGCTATAAAGCCTGAATATCACAGTGCCTTGCATGCTTCAGTGGAGGCATACATGGATGACGATGAATACATGACCTCACCTGCACCACAGGAGGTCGATGGTGTAGGCATCGTGCACATTCATGGTGTGCTGGGCAAAGGTCTCTCACCATTTGAAAAGATGATGGGGATGACAGACTACGATGACATCTGGTCTCAGGTTCAGGAAGCAGAGGTGAGCCCCAATGTTGCCACCATCCTGCTGCACATCAGCTCTCCAGGAGGAACCATCACAGGACTGCCAGAACTGGCAGAGAAACTCAGGTCAGTTTCTAAGCCCTTGGTAGCTTACACAGAAACCATGGCCTGCTCTGCTGCCTGCTGGATTGCCTCATGTGCGGATTCAGTGCTGCTCTCACAAAGCGCAGAGATTGGAAGCATAGGAGTATACATCGCTTTGCTGGACCAATCAGAGCACCTGGCGCAACAAGGGCTAAAGGTCAATGCCATCTTCGCTGGAGACAACAAACTGGACACTGCAGATTTCAAACCCATGTCAGATGAGACCAGGGAAAGACTCCAGGCAAATGTCACCAAGTGGCATGAAAGATTCAAAGCAGATGTATCCATCAAACGCACAGCACCTGAGAGCTCAATGACTGGATTGACCTATGAAGGACTGGAAGCAGTTTCTGCAGGACTGGCAGATGGAACGGTGGATAGCCTGGAGGATGTAATCACTCTTTTAGCCAATTTTTAGAACAACCCATATGAAAACAATACTTGATTTGGTCAAAGCCAATACGGAGCTCAACAGTCTTTCAAATAAGCTGGATGAGTCAACCCAACGCAACAAGGACTTGTCTGAGCAATTAGATGCCCAGGCAGCACAGAGTGCTGAAGAAAACGCCAAACTGGGCGCAGAGCATTCAGAAGAAATTTCAGCTTTGGAGAGCAAGATTGCCTTGCTTGAAGAGGCTAACACTTTGCTTGAACAGGAGAAGCAGTCATCAGCAGAGCAGGCCGCAGACATTGCTGCCAGCATTGGAGTGACAGAACCGGTTGAGGAAGCAATTGAACCTGAGCCCCAAGAAGAGCTCAGTGTGTCAGCACACTGGGAACACTACCAGACCCTCGGGTCTAGGGAGGACAAAAGGGCTTATTACCTAAAACACATCAAGCCCTTACAGGCTTAAAAACAGAAAGTAATACTCAATGGCAAATACCTTAAACGGAATTAATCTTTCAGCATTGGCTGAATTATCAAACGACTTCCTGGGTCAAACATTTGCACCCCTCACTGCAGTCTCTCGAGACTTTACTGGAGACCCATCAGGGTCTGGCGAATCTGTTGTCACACGTGTGGCAAGCGCACTCACTGCACAAGACCTCTCTGGGGGCTATGCTGCCAGTGATATTTCTTCTACATCGGTCAATATTTCGTTGAATTCGCTGCGTGGATTCAGCATGGGCTTCAGTGATTATGAGGTCTCAAGAGCAGCAGGAGATGTTCAGTGGTTGACTAGCGTATTTTTGCAACCAGCCATGGAGACTGTGCTGGATTCAATCTTCACAGATATTGTGAAATTGGTCATAAATTCGAATTACAGCAACAGCACCACGGTGACTGCAAGCGCATTCGATTCAGATGATATTGCCACGATTTCTGGAAGTCTGAGCACAAGAAAGGCCCCAAGGACGCAGAGGTCTGTTATACTTAACCCGTCATATTATAGTTCTATCATGAAAGATTCTATTGTCGGGCAAGCAAATACTTATGGTGGGACTGAGGCAATACGGGAATATTCTGGAGACAGAGTTCACGGCATGGACCTGTTTGAATACACAGGTGCCATCAATGGCGCATCCTCAACCACGACATCTGAGAACCTTCAGGGCTTTGCCTTGCACCCGTCTGCCGTAGCAATTGCAGCACGTTTCCCTGCCGCTCCTGCTGACTCAAATGTGCAGATAGAAAATTTACGAGATGAATTTTCTGGAGTACCATTACAGCTTAGAAGCTGGTACGATGCAACTCTCGGAAAGCACATGGTATCAGTAGCTTGCCTCTATGGAGCTAGTGTCGGAAATGCCGCCTGCCTCGAGCGAATCAAGTCCGCTTAAGCATAAAATATGAACACGCTGCAGGGACTCAATTTAACGGATGTGGCAAGCCAGACGCTTGACCATCTGGGCAACTTTACACCTATGTTTGAAATGTTCGCTCGCAACTTTGCGGACGCAACAAGACAGCATGGGGAGAAGGTTGTCACAAGAGTCCCTGCAGCACTTTCTGCTCAAGACCTGTCCAGTGGTTACACTGCAGGAAATCTGAGCAGCAGTGCAGTAGAGATTGAGCTTAACATGCTCAAGGGCTTCTCATGTGCCTTGACCGATTACCAGGTCTCACAAGCCAAATCTGCAGACTTTGTTTTTAACATCTTCACGGCACCTGCTATTGAAGCAACTATTACCGCTTTTGCCACAGATTTGCTTGGGCTCATCAATCCCACATCCTTTTCCCAAAGCATATCTGTATCATCATCAGACATAGACACAGACCACTTGGCAGACGCACAAAAAATGCTCAGTGATGCCAAAGCACCAAGGAGTCTGAGGAGCATTATGCTCACTCCTGAATATGCAGCAACCTTGTCCAAAGACTCTGCATTTTATGCAGACGTATATGGAGACAGGCAGCCACTACTTGATGGAGAGCTTGGCATCATGCATGGCCTCAATGTGGTGGAGTATCAGGACATACCAACAACTAACAACCTGCGTGGCTTTGCCTGCCATCCTTCTGCTCTCTGCATAGCAGCAAGACACGTAGCAGAACCAACCACAGCACCACATGTAGAGGTGCTGCAGGCAGTCCATCCCTGTGGGCTCCCATTGCAGTTTAGAAAATTTTATAACCCAACCCAGGGAAAGACCTACCTCACAGTCTCAATTCTCTATGGAGTGAGTGTGGGGAATTCAACCTGTGGCGTAAGGATAACCACTTAAATTAACCCAAAGAAAAACAGAAATGATTCAGAAACCCAGCATAACCATTGGCATCTTGCCAGACGGCACTTCACAAGTCTTGGAAGTAGGAGACGCAGACCTCTGCAAGCAGGCTTTTGTCAGCGAGCGAGCAAACCCCAGCGGCAAATTCACAGACGTTATGGTCTATCGGAAACCACCTTTCTGGAAGCGAGCTAAACTTCCGATGGCAGCAGAAAAGCCTGCAAAGAAATCTTCACGCAAAAAGGCATAGTTGTTGGTTGGTTACAAGGCATCCAGGCAGACCACACTGCCTGGGTGCTAACCACTAGATTCAATGTCAATTACGCTCAAACAACTTCGCTCAGGGTGGCTCTATGAGGTGGCAAGTGCATCAGCACCTACCACCTTTTCTGCCATTGACCCTGTCAGTGTGCCTGTCTACTCCACTGCTTCACAGGTGGTCATCAGGGTGACTGCAGACTCTGCCCAGTATGGAGCAACTGCTTACACAATCCAGGGCAGTGGTGGTGGCAATACAAGTGACCTGAGCACCGTGACACTGTCAGTGCCAGGAGGCAATGGCACCACAAGGACAGACTATTTCAACCTGGCACCTGGCACAGGAACTTATGGAGCGATAAGCAGCACAGAGACCATTGACCAGGGACACTTGACCAGCAGACTCTCACATGAGCAACAGGTGGAGCTTGAGTCACTGGTGGGCTCAGTGTGCAACTATAACGGTTCAATTATTCGTATAGTGGAATCATCAAGGACAGATTCTAAGGAGCTCGAGGAAGGTGGAATGTTAGAGGGATTTGATGTGACGTTGACATCCTCCAGGCAGCAATGGTCAGACCTTAACATGAGACCGATTGTGGGTGCCACCCTTACACGTGGTGGCAAAAAGTTTCGGGTCGAATCTGTGGTCACCTCAGACGGTGCTTTTGAACTGGGGCTATTGAAAAAACATGGTTAAAGCAAGTATCAACATTGACCAAGAGAGATTCTCCAAGGTGCTTAGAAAATACTTGCAGGTATCCAAAAAGACCTTTGCAGATGAGTGCAACAAGAGGGCTTTCAACATTGCTCTTAATGCAAGCAGTGGAAGAAAGAAGTTCACCAAAGCGGCATCATTCTCAAGCATACAAAAGGAGCTCAAGAAGGGTGCCAAAGTCCAACCACCCCCACGCAAGCGGAGGAAGAAAAAAGGCACAGGACCAAGGACCAGAAGAAAGAAAGCACCACTGGCTGCCATCCTGATTAACTACGCTCGGGGCAAGCGTGGAGAGAAGGGTCTCACAGGTGAGGCAATGCAGGCTCAGGTAGACATCAACTTAAAAAGCAAAAACAGAGGGATAGGTTTTATGAGGGCAGGGTGGCTTGGTGCTGCAGATGACATCAGGCCTTACCTAAAGAAATCAAGGCCAAGGCCAAAAAACTCAAGCGGATTCAGACTGCTTGGAAAAGGCAAACATGCACGGTCCTCTTTAATGATTAGCCCAGAGGCACGGGTCACACACGGTGTGCCCTGGAGTGACAAAGTGCCAGCAGCAAGGATAGGACTGAAGAAGGCAGTCAGAGCAGAAACACGTGACATGTTGGTCTATTTGAAACGCAAAATCAGACAGGACTGGAAAGGCACCAAAAAGCGATGAGTTACCGCAACCAATCAGAATCAGCCATGGCGGCCTATCTTCAGGAAAAAGTGGGAGTGCCTGTGTTGGTAGGACTACGTGATGAAGTCAAGAGCATGCCCTGCGTGGTGGTCTCATTTGTGAGTGCTCAGGAAAACCCACCTGACACCGGAAACATGGACATCCAAATGCAGATTATGGTGCAGAGTCAGATTGACGAGGAAGGTGCACCTGGAGCACTTGATGTGCATGAGGCAACCGTCTCAGAAATAGACACAGCACTGGGCTCAGAACTACTGCCAAGTATCAACCAGGCTGGAGACTCTTTTCATTATTTCGGAAAACAAGAGCAGAGCGGACCTGACAGAGAACTACAGGACATGGTGGTCAGTGAGATGTTCACAATCACTTTTGCTGCTGCCCTGGGAGACTTTTAAATTCATTCAATTAGAACAAGAAAATCATGGCAAAATTATCACGAGGCACACCCATCACCTATGGGTCAATAGACAAAGAAAGCACCAATAACCCCACAGGCGTCATTGCTATTGAAATCATTGACGATTCCACTGGCAGTGCTGTGACAAAATTTCGGGGTGAGATGTATGCATCAGAGGTTAAGCTCAGTTATGATGCAGACACCAACCAAGCCACAGACAGCTTTGGTGAGGTCATAAGTCACTGCACATACAATCAAAGAAAGACACTCAACCTTACTGGAGTGATTCTCAGCAATAACAGTACAACTTCAGTCCCAGCAGGTGCTGAGAGCACTATTACAAAAGCAAATACAATGTTTGCTGCACCATTTTATGCTGGCATGAGGCTCAATATTAATTTCATTGAGTGGATAGAGGTTAACTCCATGGAAGCACCACCCACATCCGAAAATAACCCTGCATCATACAACATAGGCCAGGGGAATTTCACAATCACCAGCGCAGAGAAAACACGCTCAAGCGGCAACTATGCAGAATGGACAATCAGCGCAATTGAATACCTATCTGTAGCCCATGGGGGCAGTGATACCACCGCTGACTAATGCCTTGTCAATGGTCAGAGGTAGCAGTGCCAGGTCCAGTGGAGGTAGGAGACCACAAGCTCCTGCCTCTCACCTATGGGCATGTAGTGCTCATGGAGCGCATTGACCTGGAGGAGGTCTTGGACCCAGTAGACTACTGGGCTTTTATTGGCATCTGCTCAAGACCATTCAAGTCAGCTTGCAGGTGGATAGGCTTTTATCTTAGCCCAGTGGGTCAATGGCTTTACAAACACAAACCACTGCCCAGGGACAAAGCAAAAGCATACTCTCAGGCGATTGCATACATGCACCAATCACTGAAAACCCCTGAGCTGATGACCAAGGATGGCAGTGGTAGTGGTGGTGGAGCAAAGCATGGAGCACCCTCACTGCAAGTCATGAGGACAGTGGCACTCTCAAAGCTCAATTACAGTCCAGACACGATTATGGATGCACCATTTCTGCAACTGGTCTGGGACATACTTGCATACAACGAGCAGATGGGTGGAGCTC